GATCGTGGAAGTGATGAATCTGCTAATCGTCAGAAGCGTAAAAAGCTTGAAGGAAAATTAAAAAAGAAAGGCATTGGTTTTAAGAAATCAACTGGTAGTTACAAGTATGATGATGGATCTACTGGAAGGGAAGTCTCTTATCATACAACTAAACCAGAGGGTATGTCCAAACGTAAGTTTGGTAAAACAATGCGTCGTGCTGGTAGAGAAGCAGGACAAGAAACTGTTATCACTAAGAAGGCAGGAAAACCTGCAAGATTACATGATACAGAATCTAAGAAACCTAGTAAGTCTATCAACATAGGAAAGAAAGCAAAGCCTGGAGATCATCCAAGAGGTGATGGACAGACTGGCGAAAAACGTACAAGGGGTACTAAGTTATCCAATCCTAAAAACAAGGATAGAACATTTCATTATGACAACTAAACCTTATGATGACTCCAACTGGAGAGAAGAGTACAAAGCATATACTAGTAACAAAAAGTATCTTGAGTTACTTGAGAACGGACCTAAGAGTCTATCTCAGTCATGGATACTAGGTGCTTTGTACAATCAATGGAAAAAAGTAAAAGGATATAAAGATCCTGAACCACCAGATTGCCAATCCTCATTTAAGGAATGGAACTCTAAAGTTGAAAAATGACCGATACACAAATTATGAAAGGGAAGGTAAAGACTGTATTTACTACATCTGAACCTGATAAAGTTTTCATACAATATGAAGATAGAGTTACTGCTGGTAATGGTAGGAAGATAGATTTTCCTCAAGGAAAAGGAAAAGTTTGTATGGAAATTTCTGCATTTCTATTTGAGATGTTGGAAGGTATGGGAATTAAAACTCATTACATTAGTTCAATTCCTGAAAGAATTATGACTTGTAAGAAGGTTGATATTATTCCAATAGAAGTAGTAGTAAGAAATGTTGCTGCTGGTTCTATAGTTAGACAAACTACCTTAGAAGAAGGACAACATCTTACTACTCCTTTAGTTGAATTTTATTTGAAGGATGATGAAAAAGATGATCCTTTACTTACTGAGGATAGAGTAGCATTAATGGGTTATGTTGATGAGATAAGAATTTTTAAATTCCGTGCAAGAGAAATTAATGTTATACTACAGGATGTTTTTCGTAAGATAGGTCTTACACTTGTTGATTTTAAATTGGAGTTTGGTTATGATTGTGAACAAAATTTACTCCTTGCTGATGAACTATCACCTGACGGAATGCGGCTCTGGAAAGAGGGAACGTCTGAAAGTTTTGATAAAGACTTGTTTAGGAAGGGAAAAGGTGATATAGTAGAAGCATATAATATTATTCTTGATAAATTATCTAATGAATCTTGAAGAATTAGTTTCTAGTTATCCCGATTTTCCAAAAAAAGGAATACTCTTTAGGGATATGTTTCCAATATTGAGAAGTCCTGAAGCAATGACTTCAATGTTAAATCAGTTGGGTGATTTTTCTGATAGATGGATGCCTGATTATATTGTTGGTATTGAGTCTAGAGGATTTATTATCGGAACTGCTTTAGCAACTAGACAGAGAATGGGATTTATTCCTATAAGAAAGAAGGGTAAATTACCAGGTAATGTAGTTGGTGTTAATTACAGTTTAGAATATGGTGAGGATAGATTAGAAATACAATCTGATGTATTGAAAGATCAGAAAGTATTGTTAGTTGATGATTTACTTGCAACTGGTGGTACAGTAAAAGCTGCTTCTGAGTTGATTAGTAGGGTAGGTGGACGACTTGTAGGTTGTGCATTTGTGATAGAATTGTTGGGATTGAATGGTAGAGATAATGTTCCTGATGTTCCAATTAAATCATTGATTAGTTATGATTAATGTTGTTGATAATTTCTTCACTGAAGAACTTAGAGAAGAAATTTTTGAGTTAATGGTAAGACCTAAATGGTCACTTACTGGTGGTAGCAACTTTAATAGTTTTTGGCATATGGAAGATCTTGATGATGAAGAATATTTCTCATCATTTCTTTTCAAAAAGATACAGGAAAAAATAGGATTTGATTGTAGAGCAGGTAGAATATATGCAAATGGACAAACTTCATGTCAGAGTGGTAATATGCATAAAGATGGTAATGATGTAACATTTTTATATTATCCAAATCCACAATGGCATATTGACTGGAGGGGAGAATTGGTATTTGTTGATGAGAATAATTCTCCTTATAAGGTGGTGGAATACAAACCAAATAGAGCAGTATGGTTTAATGGTGATATACTACATTATGTTTCTGCACCAGATAGATTCTTTAATGGGTTAAGAGTATCCTTAGCTTATAAATTATTTACTTAATATGAAAAGATTATGGAGAGTATGGAAGTATGCACTGGGTAGTTTCTCTGATGAAAAGACTAGACGATACGACAATTACATTGTTCTGGTACGTTCTATTATTTTCTTTTCTTATCTCATTACTAATTGTTTTATTATTGCAGGGGTGATCCGACATTGGAATTAAAAGACTGGTTAAATTCTATTAATTATACAAAGAAGAATCTTATTGATGAAGATCCTTCTATCGAAAAAGACTATTCTCCATACATAGTCAATCGTATTTTCTCTGGACATCTTGACGCTGTTTTATTTGCAAATGAGATGAATAGGTATTCTTTTTTACCTAAGAAGATGCAATACGACTTTTTTATAAATATCTTGAGACCTAAGAAGAGATTCTCTCCTTGGCTCCGTAAAGATACAATCAAAGATCTTGATTATGTAAAACGTTACTATGGTTATAGTAATGAAAAGGCACAACAGGCTTTGAAAATCCTAACAAAAGAACAACTTAATTTTATAAAATCGAAATTTGAAACTGGAGGAAGACAATGAGTGTGGTGCAAGAGCCTGAGGTGAGGTGGAGTCCTGACCAAATGGTTGAGGTAACTTTGACTGAACCTGATGATTTCTTAAAGGTGCGTGAGACTTTGACTCGTATTGGAGTAGCATCTAGGAAAGAAAAGAAGATATATCAATCATGTCATATACTGCATAAGCAGGGAAGATATTTTGTTGTACATTTTAAAGAGTTATTTGCTTTAGATGGTAAGAGAGCAAATCTTACTGTTAATGATGTACAACGTCGTAATCGTATTGCTCAACTCCTCGTTGATTGGGGTTTAGTTGGTATTGTAGATTCTACTAGAATTCAAGATATTGCTCCACTTAATCAAATTAAAGTGTTAGCATACAAGGATAAAGGTGACTGGATCTTAGAAACCAAGTATAATATTGGAGCAAAGAAAAAGAAAGTTGACGAAAAACAATAACTTATATAATGGTATTACTGAACGTCTTTTCTATACTCTAGGAAAACGTCCAGACAAAGCATCCCTGCATGATTTCTATATGGCATTAAGTTATGCTGTAAGAGATCAGATGATGACTTATTGGTTAGATATGAAACCACCTACTAATAAGGAGGTAGCATATCTTTCAGCAGAGTTTTTGATTGGTCCCCAACTCAATACTAATCTTATTAGTTTGGGTATAAGAGATGAAGCACAAAAGGCATTAGAGGCATATGGATATACTCTAGAACAGATACTTGATGTAGCAGAAGAACCTGGATTGGGCAATGGTGGTCTAGGTAGATTAGCAGCATGTTATATGGACTCTCTATCAACTCTGCAAGTACCTGCTACTGGTTATGGTATAAGATATAAGTATGGTATATTCAAGCAGCAGATAAGGGATAATCAACAAATAGAAGTAACTGATAATTGGTTACATGGTGAATGGCCTTGGGAACTTTGTCAACCTGATGAATCAGTTCATGTTGGATTTGGTGGTAAGGTAGAAAATTATGTATCAGATAGAGGAAATTATAGAGTAAGATGGGTTCCTGATGAACAGGTGATTGCAGTACCTTATGATGTATTACAGTTAGGGTATAAAGTTAATAGTTGTAATAGATTGAGATTGTGGAGAGCAGATGCTACTGAGACATTTGATTTCTATGCATTTAATATTGGAGATTACTTAGGTTCTGTAGAACAGAGTGTTTCTTCTGAAACTATTTCTAAGGTGTTGTATCCTAATGATGGTACAGATCAAGGTAAGTTACTTAGATTAAAGCAGCAACATTTCTTTGTGAGTGCATCTCTTCAAGATATGTTGAGAAGTTTAGATAAGCGTGGATATAAAGTAGAAGATTTTCCAGAGCATTGGCAAGTACAATTAAATGATACTCATCCTGCTATTGCAGTTGCTGAGTTAATGAGATTACTTGTAGATGAAAGACATATTGAATGGGAAGCAGCATGGGAGATAGTAACTAAATCAGTTGCATATACTAATCATACTCTTCTTCCAGAAGCATTGGAGAAGTGGGATCTTAAGTTATTCAAGACTCTTCTTCCAAGACACATGGAAATAATATATGAGATCAATCGTAGGTTCTTACAAGTAGTACGTCTGCACTATCCTGCTGATGATTCAAAACTAGAGAAGATGTCTATCATTGATGAAAGTGGTAATAAAGCAGTTCGTATGGCTCATCTTGCAACTGTTGGATCCCATCATGTTAATGGTGTTGCAGCATTACATTCTGAGTTAGTTAAGACTCAATTAATGCCTGAGTTTTATGATCTATGGCCACATAAGTTTACTAATGTAACTAATGGTGTAACACCAAGAAGGTGGGTAGCATCATGTAATCCAGCACTTACTGAAGTTCTTGATAATTATGTTGGGTTAGATTGGATTACCAATATGGATGCTCTTAACACATTAGAGACAGGTCAAGACGATCCAGAACTTTTAGAAAAGTTTGGAGAAGCAAAGATTGTAGGAAAGCATAATCTAGCAACTTATATTTTTGATAATCTTGGTATAGCAGTAGATCCTTCTAGTATCTTTGATGTGCAAGTTAAAAGGATTCATGAATATAAGAGACAACATTTACTTGCTCTTTGGATTGTTTCACAATATCTTAGAATCAAAAATGGAGTAGATGTCGTTCCTCGCACAGTAATATTTGGTGGTAAGGCAGCACCTGGTTATTATATGGCTAAATTGATTGTTCAATTTATTTGCCATATAGCAGAGGTTGTTAATAATGATCCTGATATGGATGGTAAGTTGCGTGTAGTATTTTTACCAAATTATAGTGTGAAGTTGGGAGAACTTGTATATCCTGCTGCGGATCTATCAGAACAGATCTCTACTGCTGGTAAAGAAGCATCTGGTACAGGTAATATGAAGTTCCAGATGAATGGTGCTTTAACTATTGGTACATTAGATGGTGCTAACGTCGAGATACGTGAACTTGTGGGGGAAGAGAACTTCTTCTTATTTGGGCATGATGAAAAAGGTATTGCAGACCTATGGGAACAAGGATACTATCCTCAGAATCATATGAGTACTGAACTATGGGAAGTTATTAACCTTATTAAGGGTGGTCATTTCAGTCAGGGTAATAAGGAGATGTTTGCACCTTTGATAGATAATCTTCTTAACCATGATCCGTTCTGTGTATTTGCAGATTTCTCTGATTACTTAGATGCACAAGATCGTGTTAGTAGGGCATGGACAAATAGAGAAAGATGGAATAGAATGTCTATTATAAACACAGCAAGATCTGGTTTCTTTTCTTCTGATAGATCTATCAGGGATTATTGTTCCAAAATATGGAGTATTTAATGAGAACACAAAACAAAGAGAACTATTACTACATCTTTTGGGTTGTTGCTATGATAGCTTTCATAGTTCCTCAAGTCTTTACTGCTATAGCATATCATAGACTTGCCGACATACTTACTAAACCTATACAAGTGGAGCATGTAAATGAGATTTAAAGCAACAGTATATGTAAAGTTGAGAGGATCTGTATCAGATGCTGCTGGTAATGCTGTGATGAATAATACAAAGAGGGTTGCTCCTACTCTTCAACCTCATTTGTTGAGGATTGGTAAGTGTATTGATTTCTGGTTTGATGCACCAGATTATAAAACAGCAGAAGATGAATTGTATCTTCTATCTGATAGACTATTATCAAATACTGTAATAGAAGATTGGAGTTATGATTTGTGTGAAACAGAAGAAACTGGAATAGGAAATATATCAAACGATAATGCTGGTACATCAAAACA